CAAAGGTAGTAGTGTCGAGTATTCTTCCCTCGAACCCAGCTACCTGTTTTCTTAGCCGTATCTGTTAAACAGAATTTACAGTACATGATCGTCTTTCTTGTTGTGGTAATGCCTAATTTATCCCACACCTTCCAAGAAGTAAAGCCTTTTTTGGCTAAAAATTAAGTCATTGTTTTTAAACGATATTTTACGTTAAAAAAAACCACGTTAAAACTTAACGTAATTAACGTAACGTAGAATATTGAATTAAATCAATGGTTTAGCCGTTTACGTTAATTACGTTAAAAGTGCCATTTAACGTAGAATATGTAATAAAATCAAACACTTATTTTACGTTAATTGCGTTACCCCCCTTATAGGGGGGGGTATATACCTTACCCCCCTTACCGTAAATTAAAGTAACGTTGTTATCGGTCAGGTGTGGGAATAGTTAGGCTTGACCTCGTAGCCAATAACAACGATAATCGGGGCGTAACATAATCGGGGTTTCAAATGTCTAAAGTCGGTGAGTCAAGAAAAGGTGAGCCAAGGTTATCACCACAGCAACAAAAGTTCTTGGATAATTACCTACACAAAGATTTAACACAAACTGCCTCAGCAAGAGCTGCTGGGTACAAGAACGCAAATGTGTCAGCCGTCCAGCTTCTCAACAATCCGAGAATAAAAGAGCGGATGGAAGAGATGCGAATGGAACTGGAAAGTAAGTTCGGTGTCACAGTAACCAAGTCGGTTCGGGATATGCAGAGACTTCGAGATGAAGCTTGGAGTGCTGGCAACTACTCAGCCGCTATAAAGGCAGAAGAGCTTCGTTTGAAGGTCACGGGTCTCATGGTCAATAGAAGCCACGTCACGCACGAAAATTTGGACGCTATGAGCCGAGAAGACATAGCCCTTAAACTACAAGAGTTTATGGATCGTGCTAAAACACGCATGGTCGATGTCACGCCTAAAGAAAATTCAGAAAATACCATAGATCACGAGATAATCCCTATAACGAATTGTAATCCAGAGTAGAGAATTGTTCGGGAAAACAATCGGGGGTGGGCCAGACGACCCCCTGGAGGCCCCGATTTGTTCGGGTTTTCGGGGGAAAACCGGGTTTTTGCCTGGGATCGGGGCTCCAGCAGCGGGTACAACCCGATGAATTGTTCGGGTTAGCTGCACCGGACCAGGCGCTATTTTTAAGCAGCGGGCAACCCGAACATTTGTTCGGGATCGGGGCTGCAACCGGGCTGAATCGGGACTCGGATCGGGATAACCCCCTATATATAGCCTATATATTATAACCACAGGTAAACAAAACACCGCTGTAGGTTATTTCCCAGGCACAACCGGGACAGCCTCGGAACAATTGTTCGGGATTACCCCGGTTACCTGGCCGACTGCTGTGTTTTCTGCAGCTGTAGTTTTTTTACCCAGGCGGTTGCTGCGGGAACCGGGCCGAATCGGGAACAATTGTTCGGGTTTACAGCTGCTGGGCTCCTGGTTACCCAGGCAGCCGGCGCCTACTGCTGTGTTTTGTGCACCTGTGGTTACTGCAGCCCCGGCTTCCAGGTTAAAACCCGAACAATTGTTCGTGTTATTGCTTGCAGCCAGGAGCAGCATATGATAAAAGCCAGGTAGTTTTTCATTGCCAGTTCGCGCCCGTTCTGGATACCTCAACCCCGCGTTAATTTTTTTTAGCGTGGGGTATTTTTTTATGTTGACAATTATAAAGGTGTGGGATAGGGTGGGAATACCACAAGAAAAGGAGTCATTACAATGACAAAGAAAGAACAAATTCAAAGAGACTTAGAAGATACTATTATTACTGACGACAACAGCCCAACAAGAAGATTTTTTAGATGTTGGCTTGATGGGTCATATCTAGGCGAACAACATTATAAACGCAATCAATCCTATATTAAGGAGAACCTAAACAACAAAGGTCGTTTGCGTTCGTTCGTAATTGCTGAGTTTGCCAAGTACATTGCCCATGATGGCGATTGTTCCCCAAGTTATGCGCGTTGCATTGTTTTGGAGAAGATTGGCCGAAATAATATTGAAGCGCTCAACGATAAACTTATTGAAGATGCGCGGGAGTTGGTAGCATGAGCTTTTTAGAAACCAGATATCTTTACATGGCTTACGGCATGAATACAAACAAAAGGGCGATGGAGGCACGTTGCCCCTTAGCCAAACCAATGGGCGGATTTTATCTGCCCAATTACCGCCTTGTGTTTAGAGGCGTTGCCGACATTGTGCCAGAAGATGGGGGAATTGTTCCCGTTGTTCTCTGGTCTATCACGGGAAAATGCTTGCAAGCCTTGGACAGATTAGAGGGATATCCTCACCTGTACACACGGCGCAAGATTAATCACGGCTGGCTTACGTACATGATGCAAGACAAGACACAAATTTCCAAGCCTAATCATAACTATTACAGAATGATTGAAGAAGGATACAAGGACTTCGGTCTTGATGATGGGGCGCTTGCTCAGGCATCGGATGACGCTGGTGGTAGTTATTATCGTTCCCGTCACTTCAGAGATGTTCGGGTTGAGTCAATGTGATCGGGATCGGGATCGGGATCGGATCGGGGTCGGGCTTTAATTAGTCCGACCCTTTTTATATATACACATATATACATACATATACACACATATCACGCGTTCCTTATAATTAAAAAAACCGATTTTTTGAGTTTGATCAAAACCCGAACAATTGTTCGTATTATAATAAATCCCATAAAGTTCTTGCAATTCCCATATATGTTGATATTTATGTGGTACCACAAACAAACAAAGGAAAGAAACAATGTTAACATTTGGATTAGAAGTTGAAACATACGGTAGAAATAAAGAGCTAGTAAATCGTGCGTTGATAGACAATGGCATCAAGGGTTGCATCGTTAAACCCGATGGCACGCCAAACGTTGATTGCGAAATTGTATTACCACCATTGGCGCCATGCGATTTTGCTTTTGACTACATCAAAAAAGTTTGTCGCGTTCTTGAAGATATAGGTTGTCGAATTAACCGACAGTGTGGTTTGCACGTTCACATCTCAAACGCTCAGACATTGCACGCCAACCCAACCAATTTATCCGCATCAAGTATTCAACATACTGAAGCGACTGGTCGCTTCATTAATGGTTCAGAATACTATGGTGATCCAATGGACGCGGTAGCGGTTAAAGATATTATGATTAGATATGCAAAGTCTCAATCCACTATCAATTCAATGTTTCCAAGGTCAAGAACAAACAATCGTTATTGTTCTACAATGCATTTAGACAGACTGAATAGCGCAAGAACAATTGAGCAATTGCGAGATGCGACCGTTGGCAAGTTTTCAGTAATCAATCTTAACCATTGGAGAAATGGAACAATTGAATTTAGACAAGCGAGCGGTACAATTGAAGCTGACAAAATCATCAATTGGGTTTTGTTCCTAATTAACCTTGTTCAACACACTATTGAAAACCGAATTGAAAATGGTCAAAGTTCTGAGACAATTTCAACACCAGAACAAGTGTTCAGATCTGGATCTAGGATTGGTTTGATTTATTCAATGTGTCGCTCAAATGGTGGTTGCGATGTTCACGACCTAATGAACGCGACTGGAACAACAGCAATTAATATCCGCGCTAGAATATCCGAGATAAGGGCGCGACTATCAGACGGCGCGGTGGTCACTCACACCATGCAAGCGAATGGCAATTCATACGGCGACGGCCAAGACTTGGCGCGCTATGAAATACTGAGCGAGTATCAAACACAATCCACTGGCGCGCGCTTGATGCCAGCAAATCGAATTGGTTTAGAAAGTGTTTGGGCTGGCTTGCAAGATGATCTTTTTGAATGGTGGCAAAATAGAATAACCGAGCTTTCCAGATCATAATCTGGAAAGCCGAACATACACCAGAAAAGCTCGCTTAACGGCGGGCTTTTTTTTATTTGCCGTACAGCTGCTTTTTGCTGGTTGTGTATATCCATACATTAGTCCCACGTTATCCCACTCAGTGACCCGCACAATTGTTCTGGTGAGGTACCCTATCATTTTATCTGGATCGGTCGGGATCGGGCATGGATGCATACGCTACCCCCCATATGTCAGGCAATCGGGCAGATGGGGTTTACACTCTGTTTCACACCAACAATTACCACAAAAAATGTTTCTCTCAGCATCAAGCACCTTGACAGGTGTTATTTATTATTCCAGTTTGTCTTAAAAAAGGAAAACGAATGCCTACATACCGTGTAAATTATGGAACCTCTTTTGAGTTTGAGGCTCAAGGTCCAGAGGAGGTTGTTCCTGTGATGCAGTCGCGTCATAAGATAGCTGGCATGGACGATGAGCGTGCTTTTATGCGTAGATCTGCGATGGAGATGTGCGAGTGGAACGGCAAGAATTATTATTATTGCACAAGAAAGACGTATGCGAATAGCATGATGAAAAATGGTTTATTAGAATGTGTTGATTAAATTTTAATATTTTGTTAAGAATGTTTTAAATATTTTACATAACGGAGATTTTGCATGGCATTACCCCCAATGGGACCGATGAGTCCCCCTCCCCCAACACTTGGCGGCCCTCAACCAAACATGGGTCCCTCGCCTATGCCTCCGATGGGTATGGGAATGCCTCCCCCACCTCCTCCGACACCTCCAATGGCGGCGCCAATGGCACCTCCAACAATCAATCCATCTCAAAATGGAGGTCAATCTTTTGGCGGTGATGCTGGTGGTCGCAAGACTTTCAGTCAGTATTTACAATCTATGAACACATCTTTTCCACCGACACCCACTGCTCCGCCTCCTATGTCTGGTGGTATTGGCGGTGGTGCGCCTTCGATGCCGCCTTTAGCGATGATGGGCGGGGGCGCTGTTCCGCGCAGTACGATGATTGGCAGAGAGCCGCATAGGTTAGCGTATATTAATCCTGGTGAAGAGATGATGCTTCGTGCATCTGGCGGCACTGGCGAACCTGGACCTATGGGTGTTCCTGCTTTCCGTGGCGGTGGTTATGGATTTGGTGGTTTTGGTTCACCTGGCGAGGCTCCTGGTGGTGGTGAAGGTTATGGTTTAGGCGATATAGGCGGTGTAGGTCCTGGTGAAATAGATCCTGGCTTTATTGATGCGTTATCTGAAGCAGCTGTAGACAATAGCTATTTTGATGCTTTTGAGACGGATCCAGATAAACTAGCGGATCAAGTTGCTTTTGAATCTATAAGTTCTCAGGTACCCGACATTATTGGCCCGAATGCGCCTGTTTCCAATGTTGATGCTCAAAATGCTGTTGCATTAGCGACAGAAGCGTTTGATCCTTATAAAGATGTTGTTGATTTTAATACAGCTTCGACGCTTGCTGATGATAAGGAAGTAGGTTCTACAAGTTTAGATGATGCTTTTATGAGTCAATTAAATGATCCAAGGTTTACATCTACTCTTCCAAGTACAGGGATTCCTATACCTGATGTTTCTGCTTTGTATGGTGGTCTTGTAACGCCTGAAATGATGCCATTTGAAGAGATAGATTCTGCTACTGATTTTGATACTGGGTCTACAATTGCTAATTATGGAGCTTTAGACGCACAAACACCAACTGGGATTCAAGATCCATCAGGGGCATCTAATATACCTCAAATTTCTCAAGCGATGCAAAATGCTGTAACTGAGGCTCCTAATGTAAATGAAATAGCAAACATACAAGCTGCTGATGTGTATGGTTTACCTAACACTGGACTTGATACATCATTTTCTGCTGCACAATTTGCAGATACTTTAAATCCACAAGGTCCTCCTGTTACTCCTGCATCTCCTCAGTTGTCTTCTATTATTGACCTAGACGCAGGTATGGGAGCTGCTATTGATAATAATGACGGGTTTAATGCAACCGTTGGAAATCCTGTTACGGGAGCATCTGCTAATGTGCCTGATCTTGGTTTTGATTTTGGTGCGGGTGGTGATATGAGCACTCCAACAACTACTCCAGATCCTTTATCTAGTATTGATTTAAGTATGGATAATTTAGGTGGCGTTCTTGGTACCGTAGATCCAAATAATCTTCCTAAAGAGGCAGAAACTCAAAAACTTAATTTACCTTTTGAAAAAGTTATGGATCTTGTAGATGATCGTATTGCTGTTCAAAAAGAAATTGATGATGCTGGCTTTAATCCTCTTAGCTTATTGCCATTTGGTAGTTTATTAGGAACTTCACCTAAAAGAAAGCAAAAAGCTATTACTGAAGTTTTAAATCAAAGTAGCGGTTCTGGTATATTTGGCACTGGTATAGGCGGTTCTACAGGTCTTTTTGGCACTGGCGCTGTTCAATTTAACCCTGTTTACGATAAAGATGGTAACTTTGTAGGTTCCCAAGGTGTTAACGCTGATGGTGAGACTGTGAGTTATTCTGGAAATATGCAGAGTAATAACGGTTATTTTGACGGTAATGGAGAAAATATATCAGGAGATATTGAAAGCTACCAAGAAGATATAGGGGGTCAAGGCGCTCCTGGCGGTATTAACGTAGAATACAATCCTTGTCAGCCTGGTTTTGAGTTAGATCCAGAAACTGGCACTTGTGTTCCTATTGATGTTGTTGGCGGAGGTGGCGGTTCTTCTGAGATGACACCAATTATTAGACCGATAACACCTCCTGTAACGACACCAGTAGAGCCAGATCCACAGCCCGCACCAGTTGTAAGTCCTGTTTTAAGAACGCCAAAACAGTTTAATATGGGCGGTGCGACTTCAGGATCTAACTTAGATGGTGCGATTAGTAGGTTACTAAGCTCGATGTCATGAATGAAATTAGCAAGTTTACAGATTTTTTAACGGATGAGGAACTTGCTACAGTAGCTCCTATGTTAGAACGCCTAACGACGTTGGACGATAGGGCTGAAAAACAAAAAGATTTCATGTCTTTTGTAAATCATGTTTGGCCTCAGTTCATTGAGGGGCGTCATCACAAGGTTTATGCTGAGAAACTCCAAGCTGTGGCAGATGGTAAGATAAAAAGGCTTATTATTAATATGCCGCCACGTCATACTAAGAGCGAATTTGCCTCTTATTTGTTCCCAACGTGGCTTATGGGCCGAGATCCTACTAAAAAAATCATTCAAGCGACCCACACGGCTGAATTAGCTGTTGGTTTTGGTCGAAAAGTAAAGAATTTGATTGATAGTGAGGATTTTAGGGACATTTTTCCTGATGTTAAGCTTGCATCAGACGCAAAAGCCTCTGGTCGTTGGAGTACTAACGGCGGTGGGGAGTATTACGCGGTTGGTGTGGGCGGTGCTTTGGCTGGCCGTGGTGCTGATTTGGCTATTATTGACGATCCAGTGTCTGAGCAAGACGCTTTAAGCGCTACTGCGCTAGATAATATCTATGAATGGTACACTTCTGGCCCAAGACAGCGTTTACAGCCAGGTGGTTCGATTATTATTGTGATGACAAGGTGGTCTATTAGGGACTTAACGGCAAAAGTTTTGCAAAGACAGAGCGAAAAAGGTGCAGATAAGTGGGATATAGTGGAATTTCCTGCAATTATGCCCTCTGGAACCTCTTTATGGCCTGAATACTGGTCTTTAGAGGAGTTAGAGAGCGTAAAAGCCTCTATTCCTGTTGCTAAATGGAATGCTCAATATATGCAAAATCCCACTGCTGAAGAGGGTGCAATCATTAAAAGAGAGTGGTGGCAGCAGTGGAATAAGGAAGACCCGCCCCCTTGTAGCTACATTATTCAAAGTTACGATACGGCATTTAGTAAGAGTGACAGAGCTGATTACTCTGCTGTTACAACTTGGGGTATTTTTACTGAAGATGATACAAATGAAGACCATATTATGCTTTTAGACGCTGTTAAAGGGCGTTGGGAGTTCCCACAACTCAAGCATGAAGCAAATGAGCTTTACAAGTTGTACGAGCCTGATATGGTTTTGATAGAGCAGAAGGGGTCTGGTATGCCGTTGACGCAAGAGTTGCGCCGGATTGGTATTCCTGTAACGCCTTTTACTCCGAGCCGTGGTGCAGACAAGTTTACGAGGATGCATTCTTGCGCTCCTGTGTTTGAAAGTGGAATGGTTTGGTGTCCTGATACGAATTTTGCTGATGAAGTTATGGAAGAATGTGCTTCTTTTCCCAATGGTGAACATGATGACTTGGCAGATTCGATGACACAGGCTATACTAAGATTTAGACAAGGTGGTTTTATTACAACACCCACCGATTATGATGA